GTTTTAAGGAGCAGATGAAGCTTCCATGTCATATCACTTTCATAATATTTTGAATTTACAGGACTTCTGTTATATTTTCCGTAATGTCCTGCATCCAAGCAAATTTTCATAATTATTCTCCTTTGTTGAATTGTTTAAGTGTTTCGAGTAATTTCTGAGGATATTTAACTCCCATAGCCGCCGTATTTTCAAGAATTGACAAACTTTCATTTGCAATATAGAAACCACATACAGCTGATTTCATAAATGCTGATTCCCTGAAAAGTTCCATATCTGTTATATGGCATAAAGCAACAATAAGAAGTATTGTTACTTTTTTGAGTATTCCAATGAATCCGGTTCTGCTTGAAAGCTCCTTATTTTTGTATGCAGAAGCTAAGCCTGTTATGTAGTCACATACGATACAGAATATCAGTATTTTCATCATTCCGTCAAATTCGCCGTACATATAGCTAAGGATTCCGCATATCAGAGCGGCTATTGTCTGCAAGCATTTTTCCATAAGTTTTCACCTCCTTATTCAAGTACATAGACTTTAATAGCATATCTTGTTGATTGCGGTGTCCAAGTAGCAGAACTTCCGTACATATACCACTTGTCATAAACCGCTGTTGAACCACGATAACGGCACTCAAAATAAATATATTGACCGTCTTTGCTTACCACAAGTTCTATTTTTTTATCGTTATCACTTCCATAACTGGTTGTAACTTCATAATGCATAAAAACAAATAAATTTTTCCATAACTCCAAATTTTCATAGTTAGGTATACTTGATATATCAAACCTAAGCTTTCCTGCTGAACCTCCATAAGAACGACCATTGTTGTAAACGTCTCCCGATGTGATTTCATATACAGTCGGGCTTGCCTTTATGTTCAAAACTTTCGGCACAAGTGTATTAAGCTTTTCATTTTCGGTTACTGTAACACCTTTCGCAATAAGATTTGTAGCAAGAGCATTTTTTAATTCAATGAGTTTGGCTAAATAATCACTAATCGCCACTATTACACCTCCACAACGCTTGCAAGGGCAGTTTCAATATTTCCAATTTCGGTCTGTAAAGCAGAAATACTACTGGTATTTGCAAGTATAGCACTGTTCATAGCACTTGCATCTTCTTCATGGCTTGATATCCAGTCTGACATTTCTTTCAGCGTGTCAAAATCCTCCGGAGCATCTGCTACTATTTCAGCTACTTTTTCTGTAATTTTCACATCTGTTTCAGATTTTGTATAAACATCTGATTTATCAGCTTTAGTTGACAAATCAACCCCTGTACTACTATTACCTTGATAAATCAGACCGTCATAGTCTATTGAAAAGGCATTGGAACGTGACTCATCACCTTCGCCATTGCCTATAATAAAGATAAATTTTCCGTCAACATCTTCTATATTGTATTTACCACAAGCATGAGAAGCAACTCCGTTTGCCCTTGTGTCAATGCCTTCTGCATGGGAAGCGTTTCCAGTCGCTTTTGTTCCGATTCCTTCTGAATGAGAACCAATAGCAAACGCAAGTGTATCAAATCCTTCAGCGTGTGAAGCCTCTCCTATTGCTTTATTGTTGGTGTAGTCGTTAAAAATTTCACCACATAAACCACCACTATATTCAACATCATCTATAATGTATGTTTCATTTGACACATCTTTTCCAACTCCTGCGGCTACATCTCCACCTCCTCCCGAGCCGCCCGACTTAAAAAAACAGAGGTCTGAAGCTGTCTGGATTTCCACCGTGCAGGCGGCATCAGAAAGCAAGTAAAGTTTGCCTGTACAGTCATATGTACCGTTTTTAACGCCATACTGACCTACATTTCTAAGTACATCAGCCGTACCGCCGTCAATCGATATAACCTCGTCTGCTCCGGCTGAAACGCCTGACAGGCGGCTTGCATATACCGTTGATGTTCCTCTGTTCTTGATTTTACAGTGACTTCCGGTGATATCTACTGCAAGTTCCTGATTTGCTGTAAGATTTACTGTTTTTATCATAAAAGTTCTCCTTTCTTTATACCGCACTGTTTCCACGATACAGCGTTATTTCATTCACTTTCATCATCTCCAATCATTATGGCATAATTACATTATAAAGAATAAATAATTTCTGTATCCGTATTTTTTTTCCAATTCCTCATGAGATTTATGTTATTCCACTCTTCCTGTGTTCCATTGAATCTTATTGTTTTAAGGCTTTTGCAGTCAGCGAAAGCGTAACTTTGGATTTCTTGTACAGAATTAGGAATAACTATCTCAGTAAGTCCCGAACCTTCAAAGGCACCTGAGCTTATTTTTTTTATTGTAGATGGCAATGTTATGCTTTTAAGTGCAAGACAACCACGGCACAAGCCTGATGGTATTGACAACCATGTGACAGGCAAAGACAAACTGCTCAAATTAGCACATCCATAGAAAACATCGCTTCCACAATTGCTATCGCTAACGCTGTTTGGAATGATAATCGATGTTAAGCTTGCACAGACTTGAAATGCGTGGTCTTCTATAGTTAAAACATTTTCAGGAACATGAATTGTGGTTAATTTACGATTTGCTGCAAAAGCATTATTTTTTATTGTTTGAACTGTTTCTGGTATAGAGTACTCCGTACCTGTTGCATCTACTGCATAATAAATTAACTCTGTTCCAGCTTTGGTAAACAATACTCTGTCGTTCTCTGTTTTGTAATAATCATTTTCTTCAACAGAAATTTTTGCGAGTTTAAGACAGTTCTGGAACGGACTCCCATTAACATTCATCTTAATGTTTTTTATATTACTGCCAATTGAGATACTTGTAATTTTTTCACATTCATAAAAAGCAAGACCACCTATTGTTTCGACTAATGGCGGCAAAGAAATATGCCCAGTTAGTCCGCTGCCATGAAAGCATCTATTACCTATGTATTTCAGGTTTGCAGGAAAGTTAAAGTTTTGTAAAGAAACTGAAAACTGAAAACACTCATCTCCAAGCGAAACTACAGTATCCGGAAGCGAAACTCTTGATAATTTTGATGTCCCCATAGTTGTTGCTTGCCCAAGTGAAAGATTTCCTAATTTAGTGATTTTACTATTTGTCGCTACAAAAGCAATCACCCTTGTATTATTTTTAAACGCTTCATCTTTTATTTCTGTTATGTTTGGCAGACAAATTTCTACAAATGTCATTTTTGTAGTTGGCAGTGAGCTTTTATAAAATGTTTCAGCTGAGTTATACTCAAATTCTCCGATAATTTCATTATTTAAAGCACTGCCTTGCTTTACTGTTATAGTGCCTGTATGCCCAATTGTTTCAAGAGGCGGTATACTCAAGCTTCTATATCCAGATGCAAAGTAGATAACTATCGTTTTTTCGTGCTGTTCTTCCCCTATATCCCATACAACAACAGCCTGACCGCCTGATATCTTGTACGTTCTTTTGATTTCTACCGCATTTCCTTTATATACGGTCATACGCTTGTCGGGAGCAATTCCCCCAATTTTAATATTTTTTACATCAGCCAACTATATCGTACACCCACCCTTCTTTTAGCTCCCCTGCCGTCTGCATGGAGTCAAACTCGGCTTGAGTGACTGAGAGTCGCCCGTTCGCCTTGTACGCTCCTGCACGTCTTGATATATGACCTTGTGAAATGTTGGTTTTATAAGTGATATATACCGTGTCGCCCGCTGTGACATACTCGCCCGATTTGTTAAAAACTGTAATTTTCTGACCGTTTATATCTACAGATACAGTGCCATCGGCTTTTTCTCCGGTCAGAGCTGTGCCTGATATAGTTTTTTCGGTGCTAAGAAGTGCATTTTTTATGCGTCTGTCTATCACTTCAAGAAAGCTACTTGAAAATTTACTCATGCTCCACCTCGCAAATCATCCTTATTGCAGACGCTGAGAGTCATCTCACCTGAGCCAATAGGAATTGAAGCCGATGATATCACATATATGTCATGCATTATCGCTATTGCAATCCCGGCGGCGTTTATGTGCGGAACCGGTCTGCACGTCAGAGTCCCCGAAGCTGATATGACCGTCTTTTTGCTGAGCATATACTCCGCATAATCACGGCATCTTGCAGTGTCATAGCAGCACTCATTTTCTATTGGCTCTGCCGCTCGGAGCCCGATTGACTGTATGCAGATAGGTGAAATCGGGTTCCGATTTTCGGCGGTATATCGGCAGATAAGTCCGGAGGTTTCTTTTCCTATGACTGTGTACTGGTTTACGATGTCTGAAAGGTCGTACTTGGCAGAAAATGAGATGATATTTTTACTATCAAAGTCGTACACTGATGGGATGTAGTCTTTTTTGTCGAGTGCTTTGTATACAGTCAAGACTCCATCAGGGCTATAAAAGATATCCGCACGCATCGCAGTCGCTATGTCTGTGAGGATTTTCCCCAGTTTTTCACCACTGTTGACGCTTATCTCATACGGAAGCGTAATCTGATATAAAGATACATCTATATCAGGCGGAACACAGTCCATGACTTCACTATTCCCGAAAGGGATTGCCAGGATATCTCTTACTACATCACACGCCTTTGCACCAGTGCCGATATAGTATGTCCCCTGGAGTATCCCAGAGGCTATATCGCCTGTAAAGTAGGCGAACTTGTCAACTCCTTCCACCGTCACCGTTCCGGCAAGATTTTCCGAAATTTCTTTTACGGTGAAAACTCCGTGCGAAAATACGAAAGTATCACCGCCGCCGGAAATCCCGATTAAAATCTTGAATTTTCGATTAATCCAGAAAGGCGAGTCGGGGCTGCATGAGTACTTCCCCGGCAGAGTTATGGAGCAAGTACGACAGATTCCCTGGGAGTAGCTATGATTTACTGTGCCTGAGATGATATCTTTTACTACTCCGCAGACTTTTTCCGACACGTCAAGAAGTTCAATTTCTGCTGTATATCTGCACACTTTTGAGCCTAAAAGCCGCAAATACTCAGAATTTACTGTGTTGTAATACCTCATTTTACCACCTCAGTACTCATAGTTTATAATGATTTTTTCAGGCTTCAAAATTTCAGTAAAGCTAAAAGATACAGTAGTCGGAAGCGTGTCAACATTGCTGTCAAGTGAAAAACCTTGACCCGATATTGAAGCGATATACAGTGCTCCTTTTGGACTTTTTATCAGTACGGCTTCTGAGTCGGTGAAAAAACGGCGGATTTTTTCAATCTGGCTGATATCGTCATTTTCATACTCCATATTAAAGTTGCCGATTAAAGCCGAGAAATTTCCGGTCACATACTCCTCGTCTGACTTGCTTATAAGCGGCAGGCCTGAAATAGTTTCGCTTACTTTTGTCTGACGATTGACTTTTACCGAGTCCGCTTTTGCGTCAAGGCCGAATTTCAGGGAAGCCCCAGTCGCATATGTGTCATAGTCAAAAAGAGTCTTGCTGTATGTCAGAGCCGTCAGACTCCACTCATCAAAATCCCCTACCATGATTTCCTCTGTTGTATAAGTTGCACAAATTGTCCTATCTGATTTTGTAGGGGATATATAGTACTTATATGTCTTACCTGACTGTATGAGATAGTCAGTGATGTATCTGTCAGTGTCTGTGCTGCCTCCGCATCTGCCTATCATGCGGATTTTATTAGACCCCACTTCCTGCCTGTAGACGTTGTACCACGCCCACTCAAGGCCGGAAACTGCATTGACTTTCAGCTTTATGCACTGCTTTGCAGAGTCATAGTCAAGATTTACACTGCCTACAGCCTCTTCCGTGCTACGTGTGTATGAAAATTCCGCTGCCCCTGCTATCTCGCAGTTGTACTGGTCGGTCACTGTACATACAGCTTTATACTGCGACGTGTCGATATACTCCGAAAAAGTGTAGCCAAGCTTTGCGGTATATATATCATCACTTTCAGCAACCTGAACCCAGGCAGAACCGCTCGACTTATAAAGCTGCCATCTGAATTTTTTTATCTGGATGTTTTGTGCTTGAGAGTATGACGCAGTGCAGCTTACAGTGCCGTCATCGCTTACAGCTGCGGAAGCGGTGACAGTTGCCGGAGTCCTTGCTAAAAATTTGTAAGGCTTTGATGTGACGTAGTTTGATTTGACTGTATATCGTGTGCCGGAAGCAACTATGCTCGAGAAATTTCCGCTTACTGTAAGCTTGGTATACTCGTCTGAACTGTCGTCAATCTCGGTAACTTTCAGGCTTTCGCTTCCTATGCAGATATAGTGTGCTGTAGCTTCAGTAGTGCCGAAAGTCTTCGGAGTTTGCACTCCCGTGCCTTTTGCGATGAGTACGTGGCTTGTATCGCTTGCAGTGCTGACCGTATAGCCGCTGAACATGACTATATCATGGACACTCTGGCACACTTTCAGCGTATACTGATAGTCTTTTCCGCTTGATATAAAGCTGCTGAAATCAAAAGTGGCTGTTATCGTATCGCCATTATATACCGTATCAGGATTGAGGACGGTGTACCAGTACGTCCAGTAGATATGTCCATCGGCCGTAGTTCGGCCGAGCTCGTCACCGGTGTCACAGTCATATACGGTGACCATGAAGGCGATGAGATTTGTCCCTGAGAAGCGGAAGCTTATAGGGACGGGCTTTGTAGGGTCTATCGGGATGTTATCCGGTGAAACATAGGAAGGATATAACATTTTTATCAGTCCTTTAGCATAAGCTCCATTTTTGTCTGTGTCATGATTTTGTTAAGTTCTTCCACAAAATCAATTGCATTTTCGGTGTTGAGGTTTTCTATGTTAATTGCAAGGCTTGTATTGCTCGGCGAAATTTGTCCTGCTTTGTCAAGCTGTGCAGTGATGCTTGAAATCGAGTCTACAATCGACTGCACATCATGGGTATACTGCGAGATGTCAATTCCATTTATTTGATTATCTATATTGCTTATCTGACGATTTTCAAGCAAGGTCTGTAAAGCGTTGGCTTTTTCTTCAACCGCCGACTTGTCGACCTCCCACTGGAAGCCTTTTTCGGCATAGTATACATTTTTTGTCTTCTGATTTTGTGCATTTTCAAGGTCAACGATTGCTTTTTTTATGTCAAGCTCCTGCTGTCTTGCCTTCTGAATAGCTTCTAAAAGCTCCTTTTCCTCTTTAAGCTTTGCGATTTTCTCATCTTCAACTGAAAGCTCAGCCGTTTTGATATCGCCGTTGTCGTCAGACACATCAACTTCCGCTTCTGCCTTGATTGTCACAGTGTCTACTTTATCAATGCTTTCAAAGAGGTTGTTTATCACTTTTGCATAGTTTTCTATATCTGCAATTTGATTTTCTGAGTTTTGCAGTGCGGCGTCTCTGGTGTTCAGCAACTGCGTGTCCCACAGAGAGCTTGCAGTCTTTCGAAGCTTTTCAAGTGCCGCCGCTTCTTCTTCATACTTTTCTTTCAGGCTGATACTCTTTTCCATCAGGTCGGCTTTGATTTTTGCGTACTTTGCTTTTGTAAGCTCTTTTACCTTGTCGCCAAGGAGTGTACATGTGCCTGTAGCTTCGTCCCACTGTAAGGCAAGACCGTATCCGGAGTCTATAAGCTTCATGATAGTGTCAGCTGATAAGCTCCCATTGTCTGCCTGCTCCTGAAAAGCGGAGTTGAGGTCAGAAAGTGCGGAACTGCAAGAGGCGATTGTGTCCTTGGTTTCTTGGAGATTTCCTGTAGCCTCCTGCATGGTAGCCGCAAAAGTCTTTATAGTCTCGGTAGTCTGAGTCGCCGTTGAGGAAACGCTTGTATCAGTCTTTTTTACAACTTCTTCCGTTTCGCTATAAAAGTCGTTTATCTGCTGTTCGGTGCGTGAAATCTCTCCACGGAGGGCATCAAGCTGTGCGGAGTATGCAGGAAGACCGAGTTCCATCTTGAAATCGTACTCTATCCCCGAGGCTTTGAACTCTTCATCAGTCCAGCCTTTTTTGGCCTTGTACTCCTCGACCATCTCAGCATATGCATCACTTGCATCATGAAAAGCATCTTTTACTTTAAGCTGCTCTGCGATGAGCGACTCATACTTGTCATTCAGGGCACTGAGTTCCGCATTTTTCCGCATTTCCTCGGTCGCTTTCTTCGCCGCAGCACCCAGCTCAAAGTATGCCCCTGTCGCCTTGCCGATTACGGTTACACTTTCGCCAAGCTGCTCCTGGAGCTCTTCTGCAAGTGCAGTGAACTCTTTTGAAGCCGAGGCGTTCGAGCCGAGCTCCTCACGGAGCTTGTTGTATCTGTCAATTTTCTTTTCAAGGAGGATTACTTCTGCTTCTGACTGCTGCGAATTGCTTTTATAATCACTTTTTATAGCTTCAAGTTCTTCACGGTATCTCTTAGTGATATCATTTGCTTTCATAGCGGCGATTGTGTATGTAGCCAGAAAAGAAGTTGCCGCTGCAATCGCAGTAGCTATGAGCACCCAAGGATTTACACCGAGCACGGCATTGAGGAGTGCTTGCTGAGTGGCTGTCGCCTGTGCGGCTTCCTTGTATGCTTTCAGGGCGAGTGCAGCCTTGCTTATAAAGCTTGCCGCCTTAAAGGTCAGCATTGATGTACCTATGCTGACCAGGATAGCCTTGATGGTCGCCCCATTGTCGGAAATCCACTCAAGGCCGCTTATCAGAGCTGGGATGCCATCATTTACAGAAAAATCCACAACAGTATCAAGCAAATCCCCGAAAGCTCTTGCTATTTTGTCTATACTCGGCTTTAAGTCGCCATTTATCATGCTTGAGTTAAGTCTTGTGACTTCCCTGATGGCAGTTTCGGTGGCACTTCTGAAAGGCTGTTCCACTTTTTCATATATGGTCGTGCCGCACGCTTCAAGTGCAGACTGTAAGATAGTCAGGCTGCCTTTGAGGTTGTCGGACATGGTTTTCGCCATTTCTTCGGCAGCTCCGTCGCAGTCGGACATATAGCCCATAAGCTCGTTGAAGCGGTCACCTGAGTATGTAAGCAAGGCAGTAACGCCTTTAAGGTTACGGACATCGAAAATCTTGTTGAGGGTTTCGTTGACGGCCTTATCGCTGTCCCCGAACTGGCTGAGATAAGTCTTTATATCAGTGAAGATGTCGCCAAGACTTCTCAAAGAGCCGTCGGCATTGTATATCTCAACGTTCATTTTTTCCAGTTCAGCCGTAGCGTCTGCTGTAGGTGCGACCAAGTCATTGATGATATTTCTGAGGATTGTACCACCCTCAGCCCCCTTGATACCTACATCGGCAAGGATTCCGAGTGCAGTATTAAGCTCGCTTGTGCCGCCTGAAAGCTGCTTTGCAGTGCCACCGATAGTGAGGATTGCTTCGCCAAGCTGTGAAATATCAGTGTTTGATTTTTGAGCCGCTTTTGCTATTTTGTCAGAAAAGACAGCTACGTCATCAGCTGCGATTCCAAGTGCCGCCATAGCGTCCGTGACCATATCGCTTGCGGCTGCCAAGTCCATATTTCCGGCGGCGGCAAGATTGAGTACGACAGGCAGCGTCTTCATCTGCTTTTCGGCGTTGTATCCCGCCAAGGCAATTTTGTTGAGAGCTTCCGCAGCCTGTGCGGCTGTATACTTTGTTTCCGCTCCCATTTTTTTTGCGAAGTCGGACAGCTTCTGATAGTCCTCGGCTGTCTTGTCGATAGCCATAGTCGCAGCTACGGTTGACATTGCCGCTTCAAATTCACTGCCGACTTTTACAGAAGCGGCGAGTGCGGCGGTGGTAGCGGCACTTATAGCGGCTACTATCTTTGCGACATTCTGACCTATCGCTTGTGCTGCTTCCTGCATTTCGCTTTTAAGCTCGCTTACACTGTCGGTAAGCTTATCGAGCTTTTCTTTTCTGGTCTTTTCAAGCTCTTCCCCCAGCTCGTGGGTTGAGTCTGCCGCAGCGTCAAGCTCCGATGATATGCCTTTAAGCTTATCCCTTTCGCTGGTAAGCTGACGGAGTTTAAGCTTTACGGCTTCAAGGTCACGCTCCCACTGCTTATAGACATCAGCACTTATCTCACCGCTTGCGAGCTTTTCCTGCATCTGACTCTGTACCACGCTGAGAGTATAAAGCTTTTTCTGCGTTTCCTGAATTGCCTTACCGAGCACTTCAAACTTCTGATTGGTCAGGGTTACATTTTTCGGGTCAAGCTTCAGGTCACGGTTGAGCACCTGCAACTCTTTATCAAGAGTCTGGCACTTGAGGTTAATGTCTTTGAGTGCAGTGTCAAGGCTTTGCGTATCTGCACCTATCTTGAACATCGTCGGTGTGGCAGTCGACTGCACCGAGGTCGAGTTAATTTTATCTCTTTCAGCATTAAGCTGTTTCAGCTTGATACGAGTGCTTTCGATTTCTCTCTTGAAAGAACGGTAAGCCTCCTCGCCGATTTTGCCGTCAGCAAATCCGGCTTCGACCTGCTCTTCGACTTTTACAAGCTCTCGGAGCTTTTGCCTTGTCTCCTGTATCGCCTTGCCGAGCACCTCAAATTTCTGGTCGGTTAGATTCTGGTTTCCGGGGTCGAGCTTGAGCGAGTTGTTGAGTAAACGTAACTCTTTATCAAGATTTCTGCATTTTGAGTTTATACCGTCAAGTGCCGTGCCAAGCTCTTTGGTATCAGCACCGAATTTGACTGTGATACCAAGATAACTTGACGAGCTTCTTTTTCTTGCCATTTACCTACCTCCCGAAAATCATATCTATATCCGCCTGAGTTGCTTTTTTAGTTTTCTCCGGCTTGTGCAGGTCGATATGTCGATTAATTATATTTATGAGAAATTTTACCGAATACTTTTCAATATCTTTCATATTAAGACCACATTCAAGGCAGATTGCGACAAAATTTTCAGAATTGAATTCTTCGCCGTCTTCATCTCCGCCTTTGCCGCAGTCTACTGACTCATGCAGCCAGGTGCTTATCTTATGGAAGACATCAGAGTCAAAAGTCAAGCTGAAAATTTCAGATTGCAGGCAGGGAGCGTATAAGTCCGCCATACACCATGTAATCTGCTTTATGCTGATAAGTGCTTTTTCAGCGATTTTTTCTACAGAAGTGGCCGCTTTAAGCATCTTCTGGATTTCTGCATTCACTGCCGAGTACTCTGTACCAAACTCCTCCTTGTACTTAATCAGAGCACCGGCGGTGACTTTCAAGCCGACAATTTTCCCATCGATTTTTATAATTTTTGTCATAAGTAGACCTCATCAAACCAGGATTTGTATTTCCCATTGTTTTCTGTAGCAAAAGCACGGATTATGCCGCCCTTGTCGGCAATCGTGAGAGGAATTTTTATGCTTGCCATCGACTGCGACCGGCTGAAATCGACTCCTGGGCAGAAGCAGTTGTACCAGCAATACCTTACATTTTCGGCTGTACCTTTTGTCTGGTGCAGTAAAGCAAAGTGCACTTTCTTTTTCTTGTTTTTTTCGATGACTACGCCGCTTGAGTCTACAGAGTAGCCGAGTACGTCTTGAAAAAAGCTTTGCGGAATGTTAGCAATTTCCAGTGTTCCCGAGTAGCCGCCAACTGTGCATCCGACAGGGAGAGTAAAAAATCTGCTTTTCGCTGTAGATATCGTGCTCCCGCTGCTGACTTCAAGCGATACCGCCCCCGGAATCCTGACCGGGGACTGGTATGTACCGTTGGCGTATACGCTGTAGTAGCAGTCTGATAAGCCGTATTCTGTCCTGTTCATAGGTTAAGTTCCTGACGGGCCGGAATTCTCTGTCACTGGGGTGCGTTCAGGCACGGCAGTGAACCAGGTGCTGTAAGCTGTATCGCTTGGGGAAGCATAGCACTTTATATCGTGAGTATCTTCACGAGCCATCGCAGTGATGGTAAGCTTTTCGGTTTTCGGTTCAGTCTTGTCTTCTTTTGTCTGTCCCTCGACATTTGGACGGGTAGCACTACATCTCCACATACAGAATCTTTTAGCATTGACATCTCCTTCAATCTGGAAAAGAAGTGCAAATTCCTTGACTTTTGTGTCGGAATTTTCGATTACAATCCCGTTTGTCGCATCCTTGGTTTCACCGAGAATTGATGTCTTGAAAGAGTCCGGGATCAGAGCCACTTCAAGGTCACCCTCATAGCCTGAGTTCGTATCAGTGGTTATGTACTTGATATTGTCAGCGTAAAAAGCATCTGATGAGCCGCTTGCATTAAGACTAAGACTTACAGCACCCGGAATCCTTACAGGTGTGCCGTATGTAGGTACGCCATCTGCGGTAGCTGTAATCGGGGCGTAGTATACATTGGATAAGCCAAATTTAATTTTATTGCTTGTATCTGCCATAAAAATCCTCCTTAAAAATTTATCGAGTACCGGCACATATACATCTTTTCGCCGGATATGTATGCTTCGCTTTTATCATAAAAAAGCTGATTTGAGTCAAAAAAGCTTTCGATTTTCTTTTCTTTTTCCTCATCTTTTCTTTCAGAGTACAGTTCTATCGTGTACGCTGTACCAGTCACTGCATATGCGATGTTGTCTGCTCCGATATGGTCAGTTTCGCCCGGAAAGTATATGATATAAGGCAAGTCAGGCACGGTATCTTCTGAGGTAAGCCATGTGCAAAAAGCTGTCGGTGCGACTGCTGACAGCCCTTTAAAAAGCTCTTCCTTTGTCATAGCTGCCTCCTGATTTCATCAAGCACCCAGGCTACAGCTTCATCGGTGCAGTCATGGATATGAGGTATACCCTCGGTTCTTGTACCGTCACGATTGGCGTGCCCATCTTCAAGCAAGTGCGTCAGCTGATATTTTGTGTTGTGGACAACGAAAACTTGATTTACCGCCGTTTTGTCGGCTATATCCACCCTCCAGCCTTTTGAGTACGCCCCGGCAGTAAGTCGATTGAGGTGTAGCTTCATGCCATTGGCGAAAACATAGTATGTTTTACCGTTGATTTCTTTTATAGTCGCTTTCGGCGACTTTTCCTTCAAGGATTTCCTGCACCTTTTCGCTCCGCTTTCCATGATGGCATTGACTTTATGCCGCTCTTCGTCAGTATACTTTTTCAGTGCACTGATAAGCTGTGCTGATATAGTACTACCCACTTGCTTCACCTGCCTTGCGTATCAGATATATCTCTGTTTTTTCGGTGTTTGGATTATGATAAGTCCGATATACTGAGTACTTGACCCCATCGTACTTCACTGACTTTTCTCCATGATACTCAAAATCATGCACAGCAAAAGCGAGCTTCGGCACAAGATTCTGCTGACCGGCACTAAAAAATTCGGAGCGACTGATACTCAGCTTTTCGGCAAAAATTTTTGTTTCAGTTTCACTTTTTATGCAAGTTCCGATAGAATCCTGAGTTATAGTTTCTGATATGAGAAAAATTATATCATCCACTCTGCTCACTCCTTGCTTTTACAGCACGATTTCTCAGCCTGTGGGAAAGACTTTTTGACAAGTCCGTATCTGCTGTACGCTTTCTGTAGCTCCATGCCGCATAGTCGGATATAAGGAGCTGGTCTTCTACTGCTTCAAAGTCAAGCCTTATGCCCCTTGCCTGTATCTCCGAAATTGCAGAGTCTATCAGGGCGAGAAAGTACGGGTCCTTTGCTTCTGATGTGATACCGAGGTCAAGCTTTAAAAGGGATAAAATTGTAATTTTTTCATTCACTTGTCTCACGACCTCCTCCAGATTAAACAGAGCATACGCTCTGCTTAAATCAGGTTGTAGCATCGTCTACGATGACAGTGTAGGTTCTTTCGGCTGCGTGGCCGTTGCTTACAGTGATGGTGAGGATATTTTCACCGGCTGTAAAGGTTGCGTTGCTACCGCTATTTACCGCTGTATCGCCATTTTTGATTGAAACCGTTGCACCTGCTGTAAGAGCTGTGGCGGTGACTTTGTTAGCGTGTGCTTTTACGGTGCAGGTATAGTTGAGCACCTTCGGGTCGAAAGGCGGGAAAAGAGTCACTGGTGTAGCACCGATTTTGAGTTCTGACAGTGATACGAGCTTCACGTTGGCTTCATCACCAGGGAAAGTAGTGACCGTTGTAGGAGCTGTGTTGCTGATGTTAAGCATCACAAAGGCTTCCCCGAAAATTGGTTTGCCGTCATATCTTGCTGTACCCTTGTAGAGAGTCTGGTCTTCTATAAATCTTGCTACATCAGTAGAAGCGAATTTGCCGCCCTGACGCTCTGCGAGAAGATAGAGGTCAAAGTATCCGCCAAGGATATCGTTATCGGCCATGATTTCAAGCTCGATGATGTCACCGCCGATAACCGGCATGGTGCTATGGAGAGATGAAACGACAGCTGCGGAGGAATCCATTGCGATTGCTTTTGCTATAAGTGTCTGGTGTGTCTTTTTATTCATCACCCATGTAAGGCTGCCGCTTGCATAATCTGAGTCAGCGACTGTCAGTGCTTTGTAAAGTGAAGCAAAGAAGTCCGCTCCTGTCTTTGCAGCTTCATCAGCTGAGAGCTTGGCGATGTGAGTTTCGTGCAGGTCAACCCATGCCGGAGCGTTCTTGTCCCAGTCACTCGGCTGTGCTGTCTGTGCAAGTCGGGTAGCGATACCGAGAGGCATACGCACGCCGGTGCCATAGATGATAGCCCTGTCAAGAGCCTTGGCAATCGCAGCTGACAGTGCTTCAAGGATTTCTGACGCAAGTGCTTCATCGCTGTCTTCAAGAAGGGCATTATCAATTGCGATAAAACCGCCGACTTTATAGCCGTCAACGCCAATCTGATTAAAGCTTAATCCCAGTTCGTTGAGTGTTGCACACATTTCTGTCCAGACTGCTTCCGGATATATGCCTGAGATATTTTTTCTGCCTGTCCCTTTTACTTTTTTTACGGCTACCTTGCTGTAAAGCTTTGAGAGCTTCGGCAGATTTGGTCTGAGAACTTCAAAAAATTCCTGTGGAATTGTCAGTTCCACATTGCTTACGCCTTTACTCTGACGGAGTTCACGTGCTTCTGAGAGGAAAGTTTTTACCCTTTCGCTTGCAAAAAAGTCTGCTCGCTGCTGTGCATCAAGCTGTGCGAGAATTCCTTTTCTCATAGTTATAACTGCACCTCTTTCTTTTACATCATCTTTTGGTGTTTCTGACGGTATGGCTGTCTTTGACTGCTCGTCAAGCTTTTCAAGTTCAGCGTTGATTTCGTCAATTTTTTTCTGCTCCGCTGCACTCTTGGCATCTGCATCAGCCTCTTTTACTTCGGTTTCAAGCTCATCAATGCTTTTTTCTACAAGCTCGATATCTTCTTCGGTTTCCGCTTCGGTCAAAGCCTTTTCAAGGTCTGACTTTCTGACTTCAAAATCAGATTTCTGCTTGAGTAAAGCTTTAAGAGTCATTTCCCTCTGCTTGAGTTCAGCAAGGAGTTTAATTTTTCTCAGCATTTAAAGCCTCCAATTTCTTTTTCAATTCGTCTTTTTTCTTTTCAAGATTTCTTTTTTCCTGGTTGGCGTACTCTGCCTGACGTGCCTGTATCTCAGTCTGAGTGTATGCCGGGAAAGTGCATACTGAAACCTCGTACAGCTCCACATCTTTGACTGTCCACAGTACGCTGTCACTCCTGATTTCTTTTTCTTCGGTAGTCGGATAAAATCCGAAAGAGCAGCCGGAAATATCACCACGCTTAACTCTGGCATAAATGTTCATTGCCTGAGAGTCATCAGGATTTATCTTCACTTTTCCCCAGAGTCCGTGGGAGTCCTCACGGAGTTCAAGCGTACCTGATGATGTGCGTCCAAGCACAAAGCCTGTATCATGATTGAAAAGGCAGCGTAAATCTGAGTCGCCTAAGCTTTTAAGAAAAGCTCCCGGTGCAATTTTTTCACAGACCCCGGGATATAATTCAGTTTCCTGATTGAAGACCGCAAAGTATCCTTCTATGTACTTTTCGCCCGAGGCATCACGGGTCGCAAGCTCTGATTTAAAGTACGCATTTCTTTTACTTTTCACTATTTTCTGCACCTCCCTGAAGTTTTTCCTGGTCGCCGACTTTGGAAACTGGTATGTAATTTTCAAGCACGATATAGTCATTCATACCCTCTGCATCAACCGGTGAGTAATCAAACTCATTTCTGCCCTCATTACGATTAAGCATACCGCCTGAAACCATCTCTTTGACAAATTCAACCTTTTCGCCGAGGTTGTACTGTAAAAGCGACTTCGGATTGAATTTGAAGTAAAAGTCAGGCGAGTAAAGAAGCTTTTTTGTAAGCTCCTGCTGGATTATTGTGGCGAAGGACATGATGACTGTGCTGATGAAGTTGTTGTAGGCATCCTTATCAAAATCGCCTATTCCAAGCATGAAAGGCGGTACGCCAATCGCACTGGATATAGTTTGCAGGTCAAGTGTTATACTTTCCTGAATTGCCAAGTCCTGTAGCGTAAGCGGCTGTACGGTTTTTATATCTATATCGCCGCTTGGGATAAGCCAGGGCTTGCCGGCTTCTGCGTCATCGATATAGCTGTCACGAATCTTATTCCTCGTTTCGGCGTTCATAAGCTCTTCAATGTCGCTGTTTACTGCGATAATCAGACTCGGCTTCCATTTGGATTTTAAAAAGCCGCTTTTTGTCGCATTCGCCTGTGCAAGGTTCTGAACAGAGTTGCTTATAAGAGGAGCTATCCCCAGTCCCCTGTATCCTTCACGTACCGGATTCAGTACAAAGTGAAGTACGTCATCAGGCTTGAACTCTACTCCGGCATAGCGTATCAAGTAGCTGTCGCCCTGTGCGATGAAGGAGCAGCCGTGTAAAAGCTGCAAATCTTCGATATATCCTTCTTTGCTTATAACCGGAAAAACTACGGCGTTGCCAGAGTTGCACATTTCGGTGACAATCTGATGTATAAAATTTTTGCGTGTAGTGCTTTTACAAGGGGCAACATCAATTTTTCTTGAGAGTTCATTTTTTATCCTGATATCACCATTCTTGCCGTTCTGCATGAGCATGATGGTCATATTTGACACCAGGTCAGCAATTTTATATACGCACCTGCGTACCTCCTCTTTTTTATCGAGGGTTATGTACTCGGCAAAAAAATCTGTATCCCCATCATTCAGGATAAAAGAGGCTACCTGACTTTTAGTAGGTTCTGCCCTTGTTTTTGTCTTTTTTTTCTTAAAAAGCATCTTTACTCCTTAAACCACTCATTAAGCTTGTTTTTACTTTCCATATCTTCAAGCATCCTTACCACGGCGAAAACGGAAGCATCGAAGACATCTATCCTTTGCGTACCGCCGTCACCGTCAACTTTTTCGTACTGTATCATGTCATCTGTCTTTTCTACCGCCCTGACATTCTGCACACAGTACTCAAAAGGTTCAGCGTGAAGATAGTAAAGCTTGCCATTCTTGGCTTTTTCCTCGATGTATCGGAAACCCTCAGATTTTTTGTAGTAATACTGCGGCTGGTCAATGATATTGAATCTTGCCTTTTTCATGCCAAGGTAGTACTCACGGCAGAATTTTCGGTCATGACCGACCTGCTTTATCGAGAATCCCAACTTTCGCTGGGCGACATACCAATTGACAACGTCGGCGTGATTGACTGTCGGGGTATTGCACATATCCAGCCAGCCATCGTCCTTCCAGCCAAAGAGAGGGATTCCGTCTTCATCTGCTTTTTTCGCCGCCTTGACTACCGGGAACCAGCAGTGCGGTATGATAATCAGGACGTTCCCGTACAGTGCGACCATCGCCGCCGCCGTCAAGTCGTGGAGCTTTGAAAGGTCAGAGCCTCCGTACCATTTCAGTTTTAAGTTGATTAAGTCCTGTATGCTCCAGCTATAACTTCTGTCTGATTTCCTGAACTCATCAATATCAAAATAAGCCTTCATGGCCGTTGTGTACACATTCAGCGACTTTGCAAAAAAGTCTTTTCTCTGCTGAGGGTCATTTTGTGCCTGTAAGCTGTCATTGAGAATTTCGTCAGGGCGGATTGAGATTCCATAGCCGGGATTCGCCTGCTCATGAACGTATGGATTTGTGTAGTCTATGAAGCCGCTGTCATCAGCGTCTGCTTCGCAGATGAAGATGAAGTACTGTTCGTCTTTTACGGTTCCGTCAAGCACCTTTTTGCAGTACTGGAGTCTTTTGTAGCAAAAACTATTCATGTTGTCACCGGCAGTCGTTATACCAATCATGAGCTTGTTGGTATAAGCCTTCATAGCTTCCTTGATGATGTTGTACTGCTTTGGAGTCTTATATGCGTGAATTTCATCAGCGATAGCGGCGTTGCAGTTCAAGCTATCCTGCTTATCAGGATTTGCCGCCAAGGCACGGATAAAGATACTGCCATCCCCGAGCTGACCGCTTATCGAGTGTTCGTTGTTATTGTCGATTATACGGAAGTTCTCGGCTTCGCCCATGTTGACAATGTTCCATTTTATGAAATTCCATGATTCAAGCGACTGTGTCAGAGCTGCGGAGGTTATGTAAATTTTGCTTCCGCTTCTCCGGTTGAGTAAGCCAAGAGCCCAGGCAAGAGCTCCTGCGAATGAAGTTTTTATATTTTTTCTCGGAAGATATATCAAAGCTTCCTTAAAGCGTCTTTTCTTAGTGCCTTTATGATAAAATCCGAGCAAATTATAAATTATAAATTTATGATAATCCGTCAGTAAAAACGGCTTCCCCTGCAAAGGCGTGCCATCAATCATTTCGCCCTGGAAGTGACAAAAAGTTGCTTCAATTATGGATATGCAAAATTCTGCATCTTTTGGGCGAAAGCTGTACTCCGGATTTTTCAGGTCGCTGACAAATCGTTCAGCTGCTTTGATACGGTACAGGTTTGCAATTCTTTTGCCGGAAATAAGGTCCTTTGCGTACTTCATGACCGCATCATAATTTTTGAATTTTTTACTACTCAAGCTTGCTCAACGCCTTTGCAAGAACGCTTTCTTTTTTTGAAGCCATGGATTTATCGTTGATTCTTTTAAGCCCCTGAGGAGTCAGACCAAAGATATTTTCCATTTCAAGCAATTCACGTCTTAAAGCTTCGATTGAGAGATACAAAGCTGTTTTTCTTGCATTGGTAGCACCGGCTTTGTTGGTGTACTCTTCCGAAATCTGACAGCCGCCTTTATACCAGTCCTGCATAAGCAACTCATACTGCACACGCATCTCAGAGTATCGGGTAATCGCCGGTGAAAATTCTTCTTTGTAAGTCCCGACCTGCTTCATGTCGGATACGGTCTGAGTGAAGATATCATCAAACCGGTTCTCCGAAACTACTTTGATTTCAGGCATTTCGTTGCCCCCCTTTGCCTTTAAAGTCTCCGAGTTGGAAAAATCTTGACCCAACCGGGTGACTTGGAACTATTTGATATTCTTGAAAGGAGGGGGGGGTTCTTTTTTTCAGTGCCTCGCCCTCCGCTGTGAGTTCGTCCGTCAGTCTGTCGTGAAGTCGATTGTGTGCTTCCTTGGATACAGATATCAAATTCCAGCTGCACCACTGCCACTGCGGATAGTGACTGCGTGGATAGATATGATGGACAGTCACCGCATCTACTCTCTTGCCATACCTCTTGGATATCTGGCACATATACTTGTCACGCTTCAAAATCTTTTTCCTGAGCTTTCTCCAGCGTGTAGACGTGTAAAAAGGGTCTGTCACTTCAATCACCACACAATCAAAAATTTTGTCGGAAACAGAAACCCCCACGCAGTAAGCCACCACGTGGGGGAAAAGCGGTTGAGTTCCGTGGCTTTTCTTTTATCATACCACATAAAAACATGACAAATCACGACAACTTTTTGCCTACAATTTCCAATGCCTTGTCATGCTTCCTCTGTACGCTCCGTACATCACAGTATCTTATCTTCCTTGCTATCTGCTCATAAGTCATGAAATTCAGGTAACGGTATATAAGAATCGTTTCCAGCTCATCATCATGTATGCTGCTTATCGCCTCGTATATCTCATCTTTCAGCACAGTCAGACGCTCGATGTCTCCGTCTATCTTTTGTGCCAGAGTCGCCGCCTTGAGTCCTGCTTTCTCTTTTTCGCTGTTATATACGATATGCTCCGGTGCATAATCTGAACCGGTGTCTTTCATGACTCTTTTCCTGGTCTCGCGCAAAGCTTCAATCTTCACTCTCAGCCATCTTGCACGGCTGAGATATATCTTTGTCATCTTCTGTGCCTGACTCAACGCCATCTTCATACCTCCTTAGCACTTGAATCCGTGCTCTTTAAGCCACCTCTCTGACTCAAGCCTTGCCTCTTCACTGAAAGTACTGATTCTCAGTCTTGCCTTATGTACACTCGCCCAGAACAAAAGTTCATTGCTGAGCACGACATCAAGCCCGTATCTCATACAGAAAGCGACTATCTTTGCTTCATCAAGTGACAGTAAAGCTTCATCCCTCTCCTGCATCATCTTTTCGATTTTATCAAATAATTTTTTACTGTCCATTTCAATTCACCTTTAATTTCAACGCTATGCCGTCTATTTTTGCGTATACGGCACTTTTAAGAATTTGACATCAAACTATACCCCAAAATTCAAACCACCCTTAAAACGGCTTGTAGTGCCCTTTAAAGCGAAATCCACAATTTCATTATATTATATATATATACGCCTGCTACAGCAACAGCTTTTTCGCCGCCAGGATTTTTGTCGCCTGCTCACTCTTTCTCAAGTCATTGCCTGTGACCTGTATCGCCACCGTCATGCCAAGTATGCGGCTATATATACGCTGGTACTCAATTCTCTTTTCTTTTTTCATCTCCTCTACCGATTTGTTGGTAGTGATGACCACCGGCATTTTCGCCTTGTATCTTGAGTCAATGACATCTTCGACATACTGCAAGGCCGTCCTGGTTTCACGCTCGACTCCGAAATCGTCAAAAATGATAAGGCTGTATCTGTTCAGGTTGCGGATATAATCATTGTTGTTTCCGGTATCAAAATCCATCATGTCATTGACTATCCTGCTAAAATCTGTCATCAGTACAGAAACGCCCATATCAAGCAAAGCATTTGCTATACAAGCTGCTGCAAAGGTCTTGCCAGTCCCGATATCGCCAAAAAGCAAGAGACCGATATTGTCCTGATACATCTGCTTCCAGTTCTGTACATACTTTTTTGCAGTAGCCATGACTCTCGGGCTTCCTCCGGTATCGCTTGCAAAAGTCCACTTTCCCATCTCCCTGAGAGGAAAAGCACTGAGCCTCTCTGACTCCCTCGTCATTTCAGCCACATGGGCAAAGTCCTTGCTGACTTTTTCACTCATGCACTTACAGGCACAGTACTGAATTTTTTCTTCCCCGAAAAGTGAGATTTTCACCTGCTTCGGCGTATGACAAACTCCGCAGAAAAGAATCCCGTCTTTTATGTAGTCACGTCCTTCTTTTTCAAAGCTCAAAGATAGTCAACTCCTTTCACTGCTACGCAGTCTGCATCAAATTTTGGCACGCCGTCATCAGCAAGCCATTTGCGGATTGCGAGGTTGAAGTCTTTGTACGGCTTCCTGCCTTTCATCACTATCCAGTCATCAATCTTTTGTATGTAAGTCTGAATTGTGTCAGCGCCATAATCTTTGATAAGCTTACTGTACTGCTCTTCTGTCAGCAAAACATTTTTATAAATTCCAAATTTAAGGATTTGAGGTGCGGGTGCGGGCGATTGCGGCTTGTCCGCAATTTTCTCTGCGTTCGCATCTTTATCTTTATCTCTATCTTTATCTTTATCTCTATCTTTATCTCTATCTTTATCTCTATCTTTATCTTTATCT